CGGACCATTGATGCCAGCCATTCCAGTCGGGCCAGTAGGACCAGCCGGACCATTAGCACCAGCAGCGCCAGTAGGCCCGGTGCTGCCTGCCGATCCCGTCGGACCCGTAGGACCGGAGTTAGGCGCAACCCAAGCCATTACTCCCGATGTCGATGCAGACAAAACGTAGTTATTGGCGGCAGGGCCAGCAGGAGGCAAAGTGTAGGTGGCCGAGGCCGTTGCAGATGCGCTTGGCTGAATAATGGTCGTTTGCGAATTGCTGTTGAACGTTAGTGTTGTCGCAGTGGCCGCGCCGATATTGGGCGTGGTGAATGAGGGGCTAATAGTCAGAGCAACGGTTGATCCCGTCCCGCTTACGCCATAGCTTGAAAGCCAAGAAGAGCCGCTGGAATAGACCAGACCAGCAGAAGGAAACGAAAAGCTATTGGGCGAACTGATGGTAATGCCGCCCGAGGCATTCGTGATATTAATACCAGAGCCAGCGGTCAGATTTGCAAGGGTGAACGTCCCGCTTGAAGTGCTGCCAATTAAAAGCTGGCCGTCCAAGGGAGGCGTTGTAACACCGGTTCCGCCTTGGCTTGCAGGCGCAGGGTAATCAACCTTACCAGACCAAGTGCTATCCCACTCGGCGGCAGTCGGCACATAACCTGTCGTCCAGCCGGGATTCGATGGTGTTGACATGAAGATTAAATCCGTTCCGAATTTTAATTAAATACCATTGGGCGAGCCAAGAGCAACACCTAGCGAATAAGCGTAAACGTCTAACAAGTCGTCCGCCCGTCTGGCAGCGTCTTTATCACCAATCCTAAAGCCTGTAACCTGCGAAACCAAATGATTGCGCGTTATGCCTTTATAGTTGGTGGTTTTATTAAAAGCAAAATCACTGATCTTGCACAGGCCTTGATGATGGTGCGATGAAACCGCAATAGCGCGCTCATCTTTACCGATGCTTGTGAACTTGGAATCCAGCGGGATTAAAGGCCAGCCCCGGCGTGCGCCATGCTGTAGCAAAACACTACCGCTGGATTTATCCTCTATCCAAACACCCCTAACACCCTCCCGAGCGCCGACCTGTTTGCTTAACTCATTAAGCCGGGGCAAAATGACATTAGGCAGCCAAGAGGTGAGAAGATCAGCCTCGACTTGGATTAAGTCCCAATCCAGAATAACCAGCGGTATGCCAGCATATTGATTGCGCGCCATGTAGATCACGGCGGTGCCATCATTATCGCTGCCAGTCTTAACGGCGCTATCCACAACCGCAAAAACCCTGTCGCAGTTAGTCGGATAAGCAACCGGCTGCCCGCTATCTAGCCACTTATCTATGCCGAAGAATGCAACACCAGACCAGTCGACAAACTGGCATTCAATCTCTTGCCTGAAAACGTCCGGGTGCAGTCGCGCCCTTTCAGTCTCCACCCACTCCCGATCAACGAGAGGATTCTCCCAGCTTGGCGCGTGATGCTCCACAAAGCCCATCTCAGGGTCATTGCATATGCGCCAAAAGAAGTTCTCAGGATCAATCCCGTTAGGCGTTGAAAATGCCCATACCGTAGCATTAGGCTTTGTCGCCATCGTGGGGACAAGTGACTTGTGCCATATGTCCAGCATCTGCGAGTTTTTGGTGTAAGCCGCCTCATCTATCAGGATAAGGTCATATTCACGGCCACGACCAGCCAAGGGGTTATCGGTGGTTTGCCAGAAGTCAGCCTTGCCGCCATTTAAAGCTTTTATCGTTCCCTCGCTGCGATTGCTCCCGGTTAAGATGGAATGCATCCCGGTCACTATCTCTTCATAGGGCTCTGATAGCTGCTTATAGGTCGGAGCGAAAAGGCCTACCTTCTGCCCCTTGAATATCGCATCACTTGCTAGGGTGATAATGCCTTTGGTCTTGCCCCATCGACGCCCGCACCGCACCGCATTACGCTTGCCGCGATTATTCCAGATTGAGACCTGCCCATCATGAAATGTGGGGTATGATACTTCAAGGGTAATCATGTTTAATCGCTCGGCAATCCGCCGTGAGCGACTATCCTAACCGTTTTATCCTCATCGCCTGACTTTTTGCCATCAGGGATAAGGCCGTTTAGTTTTGCTAAATCCATAATGGCAAGACGCCATACTGAAAGGCCTGATGGCTCATCTATGCGCTCTGCCTTTTGCGCCACTCTCATCAGCTCTTGGCTGAGGCTTGCTATTGTGATTTCCGTTTTCTCGGCTGCGTGCTCTTGTAGCTCTTTAACGCGAGCCTTTATGTTAGCGTTAGTTAGTAATTTGCACCCATTTACTTTGGCGGTAATGGGTATGGCTTTGTAACCGGCCTCCACATAAGCATCAGCTTGGCTTTTGCCCTTGGCAATGGCTTGCGCAAACCTTTCATGCTTTGGATTTGCTAGGACCGCCACTCGGGTAACTCCTTATCCGGCGGTGATCTTATTTTGCCGGGTTAGTTGGTATATTCTCCCATGTAGGGATTGCCCTAATAAAACGAAACCCCGCCGGTTGAGGGCGAGGCGTCGTGCGAAAGCTGTGAAGGCGTGTCGCACAAAACACAGTAGATGCTTTTTTCCAGCTGTCAAATTAAAACGTGCCCAGCCCGTTTAGGGGCTATGTAATTTACCCACCCTTTATTCGCTCGCGTCTCTAGTGATACGCCTTCCAGTGATCGAATAGGATGGGAAGGCTCTTTGTGAGAGAGCCTAAACAAAAGCAAGGGCTTCCACCTGCTGCCAGTAGATCAGCACCGGATTGCCTCGGCTGCGAGACTACTGTCTGCCCTTGCAAGGGGCAAAGCTCGGAAATGACCGGCGCGCAGGGGTGGGGGATTAGGCACCCAAGGCACTATTAGGATCGGAGTCCCGGCTTAAGAAAGCGCGAGTAAGGCCCAACTCCCTATCCGCGCTAGTGGTATTTTGAAAAATGCCGTGGCGCAATTCGCCACTCTGACTATTTGCTATCATGGTCCCGTGCCAATTGTCAATAGGGATGCAATTAAAAACCACCGATGGCTTTAGCTATTTTATCACCGGCCTTGCGTAGTTCTGCCATCGCCATTTTATGAATAGATGTTTTAGGCTCAAACCATGTTATTACTCTGCCGTCTTTTCCAATACGCTGGCGCATGATTGAGCCATATTTAGCCATAGCCCACTGACTGACCGTTTGCTCTTGTATGGTTACTGCTCGGACAATATCGCAAAGGGGGCCAAGCGCTTTATCCATTCGGCCCATTTCTAGTATTGCTCTTATAGTGTAAGGCGGTAATCCACCGTCTCCACCTCCCCTTGGTGTCCTATCCAGAGTGCAGCGGGTAGGGGATAAGTCTTGAGCGATAGCCATGTTGCGGTAATGGGTAAGGGCAGCATATTGCTGGTCTGTTATGTGACCCGCCGCCACCATGACATCAATCACGGGCAATCGGCGGTATGCCAGCTTGGCGCGGACAAATATCCCTTGGGCCATTTGCTCGTCTGTGGGGGCTACAATATCCACCCGATCTTCAACGGGCTTTGCCTTTTTGACCTTGCGCGCCTTTGCCATTTTACCCCTCGCTGGATAAATGATTTATCCGCCTTTGCCGCCGATGTAATTATGCCAAGCGTTGAATAGGCGGCGCAGAGCATAAGATCGTACTAAGGACACAAACGTAAAGACCCCGCCGATTTCAAGGTTAGTGCTGGCGGCGGCGTGTATTCCGAAAATCGGAAACACAATCATTTGCGTCACTACGGCAATGCTATATCCGATAGTTGTGTTTGCAAGCGCCTCAAGCGCTGAGTGCTTTTTTGATTGCGTCATTTTATGCCATTAAATTCATATTCATCATTTATAATCGCGGGATTTACGCCAATCAATTCGCCGCGCCTATATCTTTCGCGCAATTTATCCCGAGATTCACCGTTGGCAATGTAGCCTAATGCTTTGCCATTGGAAACACCGGGTTTGGGCTCTGGTGGGGGCTTATCGGAGAATAAGTCATTCATTAGTATAATTCATGTAAAACTCATTATCTTCAGATTTATCAAGATAATTTGTATAATCTTTATTAAATTTATCAAGCAATTCTACCCATACTTTATTGCTACCTAGCTCTGGGTAATTGCAATATGTATGTTGCAAGATAGCGTTGACGTCATTCCAGCTTTACAATAGATTTTCTAAAGGCAGAAAAACTACTTCGTTTTCATGATTGATTTCGGACATTATTTTATCTCCACAAAAGTGCTGTTTCTAAAATCAAACGTAACATTGACCGTGCCGCGCCTGCCCGGCATTCCCATGCGGACTTTTGTAATGACAATTTGCGCCTCGTTCTGATCGAAGTTCTTGCGGTGATAGGTCAGCCCATATTCTGGCTTGTTCGCCCAGTGTGCACTGCCAGAAATCTCATATAGGCCGGGGATAATCTTAACCCCCGGCTGTGGCTTGGCAGGGTGCGCAATAATCCAAAATGCCACATCATGCGTCTTTGCAAAGTGCTTTATCGCCCTAATGGAGCGCCCGATATATTCCGTCTCGGATTCATCGCGGCGGCGCTTGTGTTCTATTTCGTTCCACGGATCAAGGACGATCATTTTTGCACCGTGTCGTTTCACCGCCAGCGAGGCAAGGCGCAGGAACTCTTCCAAGTCCATTTCCATGCCTTCGTCCACCGTCTGCGAAATGATGGTAAGGCGCTCGCGCAAAAGCTGATCGACTTCGCGCAAGTCTCGGTTCGGCAAATCGTGCTTACCGCACTTTAGCAACGCCATGCGAAGGCCATCCCTCAGGATGGGCTTAACGTCCGTCTCAAAGCTGGCGACGCAAACCGGGAAGTGCTTGGCTAGCGTATGGCCGATAATCGCGTTTAGCAGGGTGGATTTACCCATATTGGCGTATCCGGTGACGACTGTAAGCGTTCCCGGCACGATACGGATCATGTCATCAATGGCGTCCACTCCAACGCTGTAGGAACGGATTTCGCCGCGCTCGGGAAAGTCGTCTAGCGTGTAAAGCCCCTGCACCGGGTATGGCTTAGCCGTGGTTATGCAGTCAACTACGCGCTCGGGGCCATATTCCTGCAAAACCTCGTTCAAATCTTTACAGGGGAATGGGTAGTCAATGAACCTGCATCGCTCTGCCCCCAAAAGAGCCACAAGATCGGCGGCAAGGTTATATCCTGCCGGGTCGGCGTCGGCGGCAATCACAAACTCTTTTACGCCAGCCAGAGAATCGGCATGGCGGTCAACCCATTCATACCGCTTTGCAGTATCTAGGTTCTCAGTCGGCTTTCCGGGCGCTCCGTTGGGAACCGACACGGCGTATTGAAAACCCGCTTGAATTGCCGCCAGTGCGTCCCATTCCCCCTCGGTTATCACCAGCGGAGCGTGCCCGTTCCGAACCTTGGCTTCGCTCAGGCAATCGGCGTTCCATAGCGATAGAGGAGAGCCGCTGTCCATTCGGTGATCTTTTTCCGAGATCAACCGATATTTGTGATTTATGGTTTCCGCCCCCTCCCGGTAGGGCACCGCCAGCCAATTCTTTCCGTCTCGCAATACCGTTTTCAGGCCGTATTCCTCTGCAAGAGTCGGATCGAGAGCGCGAGCCATCAGCCATTCCGCGTGCTTGGGGTGAAGTGTCATTATCCGCTCCTGAAAATCCGCAACCGTTGTGGCAAAGCCAAACCCATCCATGTTTGTCGTGGGTAACGCTCAGGCTTTTATCTTTTTTATTTTTGCGCGTGTCTCCGCACTGGGGGCATTTGTGTTTTCCCGCCTTTGTGGGCCGCCAATCTGTCATGGTCCCAAATACCTCGGTTCGCCAGCTTCAATGCTATCACGCGCTTCCTGCTGTTTTCGTGATAACCAGCTTGACGTAGATTGAAACCATTTTTTCCGCTCATCTTCTGGACGGTCTTTTAACCAATCGTCTCTGGATTGCAAAGCCGCCATGATGTCCACCTTGGGGTATGCCTTTTGCCAACGGCTCAGGTCGGCAGGTTTTAGTCGGATCACGAAACCCGAAAAAGCGTAATTATAATCTTTCTTTTCTTTATCTGTATCTGTATCTGTATCTGTATGGCATAGCGTTCGCTGAGCGTTCGCTGAGCGTTCGCTTAGCATTCGCTGAGCGTTCGCTAGACCCCCTTTCCTATTTTTCAATGACTTACACCGCACCTTGTGCAGCTCATGCTCCACCCTACTATGAAACCATTTCCCGCCAACAACCTCGAAGAAGTCCGCTAAAGTTGGTTTTAGACGGTTCCAAGCACGGGCTTCAAGGCGGCAAATTCGGGCTAGTTTTTTGTCGTCATCGGGCAGCGCTTCACCCCTCTGCCAATAGGTCATGATGAGCAAAAGATATGCCCCATGCTCAATCGTCGACAGGTGCGCAGCGTCTGATAAATAGTCTGCCACATAGAGCGGCATATAGGGTAAGGCGGCCATTAAACTGATTCCAATCCGCCTAGCACAATCCAATCTTCCGCTTCCTCGGCGGTAAGGTGGCCGTGCTGATAAG